CCAAAGTATATTTCAAACAAACCTTCATCATTTTCTTGTATATAAAATACTGTTGATGTTGATGATATACCTGTTAAATCTCCAGCCTTAGTCCAAGCTGTCACAACACTATTAGATGTTACATTAATTGTAATTGTTGAAGTATCAACATTACCATTTAATAAAGGAAATCTTTGGTTAGCGACTTGACTATCATATCTGTAAACATCAGTAGTCAACTTACCTTGATAAACATCTAGAGATAAAAACTTGAATGCTCCATCAGTTGGTGTAATTGTTTTATTATCTAATGCTATAAATGTATAAGATGAACCATCATATACTGTTGTAAATTCGTGTCCACGATTAATAGTTAAGTTTGAAGGTGTTTGTCCACCTACTGAAGGACTTGTCACTACTAAATCAAAACTAGCCTTAGCTGCTGTTCGTGAACTGGGTGTATATCCAAGTTCTTTAGCTCTTGACACTACATTCTTTCTTATCTGTGCTGTATCTAAGAACATCTCTGATGCTACCATGTTAGCGTTGAACGCTGAGGTGTGAGCTGAGTAAGCTAGAAGATCCGTTAGTATCGCTAGATTAGAACCCTCAAAGTTATAATCTTTTAAAGATTCTTGACCCCTTAAATATTCTTTTAAACTAGAAGACACATCTTCAAAATCTAAATCTGTTATATTAATATTTGAACTTTTTATTGTCGCCATTATCGTACTCTCTGTAATATTATGTTTAATTCATGTGGTGATGGATCATTCTGAACAGTAAAGTACAATGAAACATTAAGACTATTACCCCTTGAAGTCACAAGAACATCATCTACATTAGCTCTCGGTTCGAATTTATTGATTGTATTCTTTATATTATCCTCTAAAACAATACTGTCTGTTGTATCTAATTCAAATAACATTCCTCTTAGTTCTAGACCTAAACTAGGTTTAAATGGTCTTTCATAATGATTTGTTTGTAATAAGTTTTTTACTGATCTCTTAATAGCATTGATATCTGATTTTACAGTAATATCACCACTTTGTGGGTGAAGTGTCATATTAACATCTAAGTCGGTAAACCACCTTCGTGCTACTCTACTTGATTTATTTTTACTATTAAATTGAGCCATACTAGTATTTATGTCTTTTAATCAAAGGGATTTAACCAGTCTAAGAATCGTTCTACTAAACTTTCAACTGGAGCTTCTGTCTCACCTTCATCACCTTCGGCTAGACCTGTATATTTGTGTTTGTGAGTAGCTAATGTAGCACCCTTATCTGTAATCTCACCTTGAGCTTCTATATCTTTAGCCGCTGTAACATTTTCTGTTACATGAAGCTTACCTGTGATTGTTGTATTGGATATTATCTCTGTTTGATTGTTACCTGTAATTGTTATCTTACCTTGAGATAGAAGATCGGAAGTACCTACAATAGTACCATTAAAATTACCACCGATTGTACTTTCACAATTTCCGGCGACTACACTTTTACTATCTCCTCCTACTGTTGTTTCTGTATTTCCTGTAACATTCATATACGCATTACCGGCTATATTAACAACTACATCTCCTGTAATATTAACAAAATCATTTCCGACAACAACTGAGTATTTGTCTCTAACAACTTTTTCTACATAATCTCCTTTATTAGCGATTTCAATTCTTGTACCTGATCTATGATAAAGATGTATTCTTTCAAAGTCTGGAGTATCATCTAATTCAATTACATGACCTGATTCTGTTTCATGTACATGATTGAATGGATATGTGGGATTTATATATGTTGTGTCATCTCTTGGACCAACAATATTATTCATACCGTTTGTTTTACCTGTCTCTGATCTTGTACCTTCTTCAGCACCACCTTCTCCAGCCAGAAGTTCTTTAGCTCCTTGAGTTTCTTCTTCGATACCAAGGTCTTCTAGTAAAGTATTATCTTCAATAACAATTCTAGGATATGATATATCACCTCTGGCCAATAGATTAACACTAGAAGAACCAATATAATCTTTCTTAGGATATGACTCGCCTTTAGTTTCTCCATCTCGTCTAGGAGATGCATCTAAAGCTAAAGTCAATCCATAAGTTCTATTAATATGTTTTGGATTTTCTCCGTCAGGTGTTCCTTTATAGTCAGCTTTCTTCTCTAATCTCGGATCATTAAATCCGTCTGTAGGTTTTCTAGAAGTTTTTGTAAATGTTTTATTACCACGCCAATCAATCGTTTCATCTATCTTATAAAAATCTTGAGGAATACCCACAAAAGAACCTATAACAATAGGATAAAGTTTTGCATCATCTCTAAAAAATCCTATGACATGAGAACCTTCTACAAGACCATGATGTGATGTTCCTAGACCTGATAAAGAAGATGTTGTCGCAGGCATCATAACTTCTGACCACGGAAGATCAGGAGTAGCTATCATTTGTTTATCGTGTGTATAATTTCCATGAATTCTAACACGAACTCTGTTTAAATGTAATGGATCGTTTCTATCTTCAACAATCCCTGACCATAATTCACCAAACATTATTCTGTATCTCCATATTCTATTTCAGCAGTTTCTATTTGATTCATAACTGAATCTTTAATAACTTTAACATTTAATTGACAACTATTTGTTGTAAGCTGCCAAGATAAATCTGTAATTAAATGAGGACCACCAAAGAACTTAGATTTAATATCTTCTCCGGGTATAGCCGGTGGTATTTCTAAATTAATAATTTGACCTACCGATATATCTGTTCTAGTTGAAAGAACTAAATCCATAGTATAATATTTTAATAATTGTTGAGATGCTTTTCTATATTGTTTAGATCCCATATGGATTTTATGATCTGGTTGAACTATTGTATTTTTCTCGTCATGCATAAAAGATGAATCATTAGCATATATTAAATGAGCATCTGTATAATTACTAATAGACTCACCTTCTGATGATCCGATTATTTTAACATCTCCATCATCCGCGGCTGTCCCTATATGTGTAATCTCAGGTTCTTGTCTAACTAAAGGATTACAATGCATAGAAGTTTTACTACTATGAAACTTATCTAAATAACTATAAGTCTTATCTACATAGAATTGATATGTATTATCTAAAGTGACTTGTCTTGAAGCAAACAGTCCGCCCATAATTCCTTCAAGAACATTAGCACTACTACTTACTTTATAATCAAGTATTCTTCTACCCGCTCCGATTCCTTCTTCTGTAGAATCGTATGGAATATCTTTGTTATCCTGATTATCAGATGCGGCTTGTGAATAAATAAACGGTCTACCACCACCATATTCTTGATCCATCATATTAGCTAGAGACTGAATTCTATATCCACCATTAGCTGTTTGAAAGAAATAAAATGAATCTGCTAAGCCACTAGAGGATTCTATACCTTGAGCCTCAGCACAAAGATGATTGATAGTATAATTAACAGTCCAATTTGGTATAACAATATGATAGTTATCACCTTGAGATTTTTCTCTAATATCAAAATAGGGTTCTAACTTTTTATCTTTAACTTCGTTTACTATACCTAAATGATCTTCTGCTATCTTAGCTGCCATATCAGACACAGAACCTCTAAGTGCTTGACTTATTCTTTTTCTTTTAGCTGTTAAAAATTCAGGAGATGTAAAATATAATTGATAGACTGTAGACGATTCATCAATTCTTTTTTCGTTTGTAATTTTATATATTCTAAAGACTTGATCTATGATATCAGCTTCATCAGTTTCATCATTAACACCACTAGGTTGTTTAAATCTAAGTCTTAACGATTCTTGACCAAACAACTTAGCATTCTCTCGTAATCCGATTGAGTCACCTATAACTAATTCACCCATTAAAAAATTACGCGAGATTGATTCGTAAAGATTGCACTCAAGCATTAACCCTCGAATGTCATAACCCTCACCCTCATTGTTTACTATTGTTAAAATTTCTAACTCATAACTAGTAGGATTTGAGTTATCTGTCCCAGTCGCCATAATTAATCTCTTACTAATTCAATAAATTCTGATACCACTTTAGGTATATATCGAGGTTCGATATATCTTATTGTAAATTTTTCTTCATTGAGGTTTAGTTCGTGTTGTTCATTTGTAATAACTGTATTACCTGTTGATACAGTGGTTTTAAATCCATTAGAATCAGTATAATGATTTACAGCATCTCGCTCTTCTTGAATAGATGTTATAGTACAACTTTTGTCTTCTCCACTAACAGTGCCTGTTGTGAATGAACCGTCAATACTATTTACTGTTATTCTATTATGTGTTGGATTAACCTCAGTAATAAACCCAAAAGCTCCTGATGTTGATTGTGAAACTTTTTCACCTAGTTTAAACTTACTTAAAGAACTAACAATGTCTGTACTTGATCCTGCCACTAAACATTTACCTGGATATTTTCTATCTAAAAATCTATTAAAGTATTGAAAACTCTTTGGCCAATCATTAAAGTCTTGTAAATTTTCATTGACTAAAAAGAAAGTCCAATATAATGTTGAATCTCCATAGAGTTTAGCCGCTACAACATCAGGTCTTTCACCCTCAGTTATTCTATAATATTGATACCCAGATACACCTTCTTGAAGATAACTCCATGTAGATACTTTACGAAATAAATCTTTAGCCTGATAATATTTACCATCACTTTTAAAATCGTAATTAATATTAGGTATATGTTTAAAAAATCCTTTAGCCATTATTAGCCTCTACTTTCTTTGCTTCTTCTGCTGCTTTCTTTGCTTCCATATCTGCCCTAATGGCGTCAGCGTCTTTTTTAAAGTTCTTTTCAGCTTCAGTTGGTTTATCTTG